ATATGGGAACTGGTGAGATCAAAACATACTATGATGGAAAGGAGAGTGAAATCATGGAAGAATCCAAAACAATTTCAGTCGAAAAGTATGAAGAAGAAATTTCACAACTTCGTAAAGAAAAAGAAGAAGTTATGAAAGAGTATCAAGCACACAAAGACGAAATTAAAAAAGATAATATCTCTAAATATATGGAAGAACTTAAAACAGAAGGCAAGATCCTTCCAATTCAATATAAAGAGGTACAAGCACTTCTCTCTACTGCAACTGAAGAAAAAGTATTTTCTTATTCTAAAAACGAAGAAGAAGTAAACTTATCTCAGTTTGAGTTAGTAAAATCTATCTTAGACAATATGCCAAAAGTTGTAGAATTTGCAGAAATTTCAGAGTCATCAGATGAAGAAATACCTGAAAATTATGACAATGCAGGTTTAGAGGTAGACAGAAGAGCAAAACTTTACGTTAGTAAAGGCAAAGCAAAAGATTATTCTGAAGCTCTAAAATTAGTTTTAGAATCAGATAAAACTTTAGCTGAAAAATATGAAGAAGAAAGGAGATAATAATGAGTAACAAAACGTATTTATCAATGGTCGCCAACGAAGATTTATCTACTGCACAATATAAAATTGTTAATGTAGATGGCGATAATGGCGTAAAACTCAGAGTAGCTGCAGGTGCTGGTAGTCTTGGTGTATTAGATAACAAACCAAAATCAGGCGAACACGCAACTGTAGTAGTTATGGGATTAACAAGAGCATTTGCAGGAGCAACAGTTACAGCAGGACAATTTGTAACAAGTACAGCTTCTGGAACATTTACAAATGCTACATCTGGACAATACATCATGGGCAAATCTATTACAGGTTGTGCTAGTGGTTCTACATTCCAGTTGTTACTCCAACATAACGGATTTAAAGGTTAATAAAACATAAGGAGATTATATTATGCCAATAGTATCAAGAGATGTTCATATTGATGTACCTTTAAGTAATTTAGTTGTTGGTTTTGAACCAACAAATACTATTGCTCAAGACCTATATCCAATAGTGAACGTAGAAAAACAATCAAATGTGTTCTTTAAATGGACTAAAGGAGATTTCTTTAGAGTTCCTGACACAACAATAAGAGCACCAAAAACTAAAGGTAGAACAGTTGCTTACAACGTATCATCAGATACATACTATGCAAAAAACTATGCTTTAGTTGATGAAATAGACTATGAAACAATGGTCAATGCTGACGCTCCATTACAATTAAGAGAAAAAGCAGCAAGAAACTTATCTAACTTATTAATGTTAGATTATGAAAACAGAGTAGCTTCACAACTAAGAAGTGGCTCTAATTTAGGTTCAAACGCTGCAGTTGCTTCAAAATGGAACTCATCAGCATCTGGAACTTCTGACCCATTTGCAGATATTCAAACTGCAAAATCAGCAATTAGAAGTACAACAGGTATCGACCCAAATACAATCATTTTTGGTAGAGATGTTTATAATGCTTTATTAAGACATGCAGACATCTTAGAAAGAATCAAATATGTTCAAAGAGGTGTTGTAACAAAAGACCTTCTTGCTGCATTATTTGATGTAGAAAATGTTTATATTGGAAATGCTATCATTAACACAGGAGAAGAAAATCAAGCAGATAGCTTTAGCTCAGTTTGGGGTAAAGACACTATCGTTGGACATTTCGCTCCACCAAGTGCAGATGGTAGAGAGCCTTCACTAGGTTATTCCTTCAGATGGACCAACCCAATGTTTGGAACACCTATGGCAGTCGAAAGCTGGGAAGACCCAGACCACGGCAACTACATGAATATGAGAGTTCAATATTATCAAGACGAAAAAATCGTTGCACCTGAACTTGGTTATTTATGGACAAGTTGTGTTGACTAGACTACAACTTAGAGGGACTGCTTCGGTAGTCCCTCAAGTCAAACCTTCTAAATTAAAAACAAATACTAATGTGCAACATGCACAAATCAGAAGATACCAAAAAGAACAAAAGATAAAAAAGAATCTTTGTTTATTTACAAAATTAGTTTACAATAATTATTGAGTGCAGAGGAAGACAATAATGATTGTCTAGCGAAGAAAGTCAAGAGATTGGCACTACCTCTTGCACAGATTACCTATGAGTAGCAGAGAAAGGTGGCGACCAACGCAGTACCCAGATTATCTTGTTTCCGATTGGGGCAGAGTAAAATCACTTAAATGGTCAACCCAAGATAAAAGTCATTTTAGAATATTATCTCAAAATCCAAATAAAGATGGATATATGACTGTTACTCTTTACCCCGATAAAAAATATCTTAAAAAAACAGTACATAGATTAGTAGCAGAAGCTTTTTGCAAAGGTAAATCAAAAAGCAATAGACTTGTTTTACATAAAGATGGCAATAATGATAACAATTATTATAAAAATTTATATTGGGGTACACATAAAGATAATTTTAATGACATGGTAAAACATGGCAATAATGTAAGATTTTGGACTAGCTCAAATTGTCCATCTAAAAAATTAAAAAAAAATCAAGTTAAAAGAATAAAAAGAATTTTAAGAGAAGATAAAACTTGGGGTATACAGTCAAAACTCGCAAGAGAATACAATGTAGCCCCAAAAACAATAAGCGATATTAAGGTAGGTACAAATTGGAAAAATATAACTTAGATATAGCATTTTTAGTTGCAGGTATGGAGATATATCCAAATATCATGAAAGATAAATCTTTAGGAGGAAGTGAAACTGCTGGAATAGAAATGGCTCATGCAATGGCAAAAAGAGGTCATAATGTAAAACTATTTTGCAACACTTCTAAAACAGATAAATTAGATGGAGTATCATATCACCCAATCAGCAATAATGGTCAAGGTATAGATAATTTTTTAAATTACATTACTACTGCAACTGTAGATGTAGCTGTAAATCAAAGACTACCTCAAGCTTTTGCTTTACAATCAAAATCAAAACATAATGTGCTTTGGCAACATGACTTTGCAACAATGCAACAGAAAAAAGAATTTAATTCATCTCTTTGGAATGTAGACCAAATTTTTGTATTATCAGACTGGCATAAAGAGCAATATCAAAGAACTTATGGAATTTGTGATGATGATACAATATACAATTACAATCCATTTTTTAAAACATCAAATGGAATATCCAATATACCTTCATACAATATTGATAGAAAAAAGAAACAAATTGTTTTTACAAATAGACCAGAACGTGGAATGGACACTTTACTTTATCAAATTATGCCTGAAATATGGAAACGTGATAAAGATGTAGAATTAGTAATATCTGGTTATGACAATACATCTCCACAAATGGCAGAATATTATGCAAAACTTGCAGGACAAATAGCACAATATGCACAACAAGGTTATCCAATAAAACATGCAGGACATTTAACAAAAGAAAATTTGTATAAACTTTATCAAGAATCAACTGTTTTTGTTTACCCAACTATGTTTTATGAAACATCTTGCATTACAGCTATGGAATCACAAGCTTGTGGACTTCCTATGGTTACGACTGCAAGAGGTGCTTTAACAGAAACTCTTTGCAACAAAAGCAATATTTTGATTGAAGGCAAAACGAATACTCCAGAATATACAAAACAGTTTGTTGACGCAGTATTCGAACTTATTGAAGAAACAAAAGACAAACAAGAAATAAGAAAAGAACGTATGAAATCCAAAGTATGGGAATATGATTGGGATAGAATTGCTGAAAAATGGGAAAAGAATTTCATTGAAGAATTTAAGAAAAAAACAGAACATAAGTTTTCTTTATATGAACATCTGTTAAAAAAAGAAGACATAATGACTCTTAAATATGCAATGACACAACATAAAGATAATCTTGATTACACAATGAAATATAGAAATTTATTAAACTGTCAATACAGTTACATAGATAATAATGATTGGTATAGAAAAAAATATGAAAAACTTGGGGAAGAATATATAAATCTTGAAACTACATTCCAACCAAGAATGTATGCAAGAACTCAGGTAATGCTTCAACAGTTTGCTAAATATCATAACAATAAAGAAATCAAAACAATATTAGACTTTGGAAGTGGTATAGGCAATGAAGCTTTTTACTTTGTTGATACATTTAAATGCAAAGTAGATTGTGTAAATATATCGTCAAAAGAAAATGAAGGTGCAGAAAAATTAATAAAAGATACAAAACCTGAGTTGTTAGAATCTATTAACTTTATAACTGCTGATGAACATTCTTTCAAACCTAAAGAAAAGTACGAAGGTTTACATCTTGGCGAAATTCTTGAACATCAACCATATCCAGAAAAGTTTTTATCCAGCTTAGTCAAGTTTATAAAACAAGGCTCACCAGTTGTTTTATCTGTTCCAGTTGGTATTTGGCAAGATACAAGGTATGCACATCTTTGGAACTTTGAAAGGAGAGATTTACAAGAAATTTTTGGCGAACAAGAAAATTTACAAATACAAATAGTAAGTGGAGATGTCAATATAGAACAGTCTGACAGGTTAGGTTGGTTTGTAATATCTTTTACAAAAAGTAATAAACCTTTTGGCACAGTTAACCTTAAAAGAAAATTAGCAATACAATGCCCAAGAGAAACAATATCATGTTGCATTATCACTAAAAATGAAGAAAATGAAATAGGAGGTTGCCTAGAATCTGTGCAAGGAATCGCAAACGAAATCATAGTTGGCGACACAGGCAACACAGACAATACTAACAATATTGTTGGGCAATATGGAGGTACAATAGTAAAAGCAAGAAACCCAAGAGAACATGGATTTGATGAAGCTAGAAACGATACAATAAAAAATGCAAAAGGCTCAATGATTTTATGGATTGACGCAGACGAAAGATTAATTGATAAATTCAAGATTATAAAATATTTAAGAAGAAATGCTTTTAATGGTTACAGCTTAAAACAAGTACACCATACAGTTGACCCGATTGGAGAGCCTAAGATTGATTTGCCAGTAAGATTATTTAGGAACAATAAAGGTATTAAGTTTTTTGGCTTTGTTCATGAACACCCAGAAGTAGAAATAGGCACTGGAGTTGGGGCTTCAATGATAGCGTCAGATATTCTTATCTCTCATACAGGATACCTTTCTGAATCAATAAGGCGTAAAAGATTTGAACGCAATATTGGCTTGATGTTTAAGGATAGAGAAAAGTACCCAGACCGATTGCTGGGTAAGTTTTTAATGTTGAGGGACTGGGTGCATATGGCTAGGTACTCAATGGAACAAACAAACGGACAACTTAATGAACAAACAATAGATTGTTGCAATAAAGCAATAGAAGAATTCCAAAAAACATTTTTACATGATAACAATATGTATCAAGATGAGGCAATACTGTTTTATTCTGAGGCAATGACATTCCTTAATCAAGGTGAAGAATTTTCAACATCTACAATCTTTAAAGATAAAGCAGGTAACAAACACAGTATTGAAGTAGCAGGAAGATTTAAAAATGTAGATGAATTTAATACTATTGTAAAAAATAAACTTTCTGCAATACACAAAGAAAATAACTCAGAGTTTTTTTAATTAGTTGACAGATGTAATCTTTTTATGTTATATTAAATATAAGGAGATTAGATTATGAATAAATATGATTACAGTAGAACTTACATACCCCCTAAGTTTAAGAACTTGAAGGAACTAAAAACATATCTGAATGGCTTTAATAATAAAGATAATATCAAAAGAACATGGATAAGAATTTCTGATATAGATATGTATCAACCACCTGCAAAGTTACCTAACGGAAAAGCAAATCCAGAGTATTACAGGTTGTACAGGACTACACAGACAGGTAAACAAACACAAAAAAAATTCCTTTCAAAACCAACAACCAAGCAAAAACGAAAAGCATACATTGCAAAAAATCATGTGAAGATAAATGATAGTAGAAAAAAATGGAGAATCAATGAAAGAGCTAGACTTAACACTCTTAAAAATATGGACTATCTTGAATACTTGAAAGAAGATAAACAGCTTTTAGGCTCAATTAAACATAGATATCAATTCGATAGCTATGAGGAAATTATAGAATTATACAGACATGGCAAGTGTGAAATTTGTGGGATGACTAATAAAAGACATTTAGAACTCTTTAATGGACACAGATTACATATTGACCATTGTCATACTACTGGTAAAAGAAGAGGGTTACTTTGTCAACATCATAACTCTATGATTGGTTATGCAGGAGATGACATAAGTTTATTACAAAAAGGCATTGAATATATTAAAAAACATAAGGAGAAAAACAATGAGTAAACAATTATTAAATTATATAAAAGATTATTTGATTGATGAAGTCAATAGAACAGAATTGACTGACAAAACTTGTGAAGATATAGATGATGGAATTATTTACGGCAGAAAAGAATTAGCTGAAATCTTGATTCAAAGAATCGCAGGTTATGAACAAGCAATAAAAGATAATCAGGAGGACAATAAGCAATATGGACAATAAGGTAAAAAAAGAAATAGAATACATGATGGACAATAGAGAGGAACTTTACGAGGATATACGAAATCAAATTCAACTTTTGATGGTAGGAAGTAAAGTACCAGAGCCACTTTTTTATATTTTGTTGATGGAAGTCTGTATGAAAAAGATGTCCCAACACGTTACAAAAGAAACATATTTTGAAACGATTGAAAATTCTGCTAATTTTGTATTGTATGATGAAAAGCAAACAAATTAAGGTAAGACTGTCCCCACCCTGAATGCTTGTTGGTGGCATTCATTAATATATCGAGCAGTCTTATCATGAGGGTAGATATCTGATATCCCAATCTACCCTCTTCTTATAGTTGACAAATGTTATTTTGATGATATATTTATATAACAATATAGGAGGAACAATGATATACAAATTTTATTTTGCATATGGCATGAATACAAACAATACAGAAATGGAAAATAGATGTCCATTATCAGTCAACAGCAATATACAAGCAATACATTACGACCACAGATTAGCATTTCGTGGAGTTGCTGATTTTGAAAAAGCAGAAGGTTATAAACTATATGGAAACTTATGGCTTATAACTGATATATGCGAGAAAGCATTAGACAAGCTTGAAGGTTATCCAACATTATATACAAAGCAATATATACAAGTTTTTGATAAGAGAGGCAATATATACAATACAATGATATATAAAATGAATTGTGAAGACTATAATGAGCCATCCAAATATTATTGGGATTGTTTAAAAAAAGGTTACAAAAAAAACAATTTACCATACAAACAATTACAGAAAGCAAGAGAGTATTCCAGCAAATTCAAAAAAAGACCGATTCTTAAAGTTGTGTAATAAAGCCAACAACTGACTCTACATAGAGTACATATCCCATCTAGAGTACATATACAAATTAATCTAGTCCAACGGAGCCTTTCCAGCTTTTTAAAAAAGTCAATCATTTCAGTAACTTAAGTCTTTTTACATACTGTGTTGGAGTACATAACTATCCCCCGAGATGTCGGCACATTCTTGTTCCAAGAGCTACAAACAAAGGTGTTGACAAAGATAATTTTATTTGATATATTTATTAGTAACTACATGAAGGAGGTAATTTCATGAAAGAAGATTATACTAGAAAAAGAATGTTGTGGCTTGACAATGATGAAGAAGAATATCAGACAATCAAGGCATGGCTACAGGAACAAAAAGATGAAGATATCAGAGATATGAATGATGTTATTCACAGACTAGGGCTTTTTATTTCTGATAAAGATTATGATGAAGTCCTTAGTTCAAATTTGTCAGGGGCAGTAAGAGAGCAACTAGAAATACAATTATTAAAGATTGATTACAAAGAGGTTGCCAAATCTGCATATGAATCATACCTTGAAGATAAAAGATTTGAAAAGGCACAGGAGGCTATTTAATGGAGGCTAATGTTGAATATTTTATAAAGATATATACAACTGAAGGAATAGAGGAAATCGTACATAAAACATTTAAATCATGGAATGATGATATAAATGAAATGATTAGAAATGAATACTATTTTGATGATTATGGAGTACGATATGTTGATAATTTACACAAGGAGGCAGATAACAATGATTAATTTTTCTTACGACCCTTTTAAAAAACTTACATTAAACGAAATGTATGACACTCACCCAATGGCAGAGGAAACAACAATTTACCAAAGAGCAAGAATATTATTCCAAGCCAGAGAGGCAATAACCATTCTTGAAACGCAACAAGAAATAAAAGACTGGTTTAATAGAGAGATATTAGAAGTTGTAGCCAAAGCAGGTAACACAGAATGATAAAAGCAGTTACAATAATGTATATAGTTATTTTCGCAATATGTTATTTAGGAAAGTTCATATCAATGTTTTTCTTGAATACATAAAATAACTAAACCATAATAACCACCTCAAAGGCTTGATTGTTTCCCACTTTCAAGTCTTTTTTTTTGCCCAAACTATAAAGAGTTAGTAAAAGTAAACAAGAACTCCTTGAAGCTACACAATAGAGTACAAATAAACAGAAGCACATAAAGAAGAACAATTCTCTGATATATAAACAATAATATACAACAATATGTAAGTACCTTTAATCATTACAATATTATAAAAGACAATAGACAATACCGACAATATAAGAATAAACAATATATATATCTGCCCCATTTGGAGTACAATATCTAAAAAAAACTAAACAATATAGCAATATTAGAGTACAAAAATTTACAAAACAAAAAAAAATACGCAATTAAAGTACAAAAACGCAATAAACAATACAATAAAGTACAATAAACAATATAGCACATAACAATATAACAATATGTACTCTATGGATAAAGTACTGATAGCCTACCTTATGCAAAATTAAAAGTTTTTTAGATTTTCAGATATAAAAATTAAAACCTAAAATCAAAACCCAAATATAAAACCTAGAATTAAAACCCACGCATTTTAAAGCTTAATTAAAGGCTAAAATAAATTTAAGGGTAAAGATTCATTACCTAGAATTAAATAATCTCAAAAGGCTTTAAAACGTCTTAGAATTAAAAATTAACCCTATGCATAAAATGACCTACTAAGGATTATATCTTGATAAGGAAAATTATTTATATTTGACAACTAAGTTGGATTATATATATTTATAACCATCAAGGAAAAAAGGAAGGTACAAAGGATGATTAAACTAAGAAAGACTAACCAGACACTAAGCAAAGGCTTAAGCCACGAAATAGAAACGGGTACAGGCTTGGCTAGTAGATTTGAAATAAAGGAATTTATTAATTTGGTAAATTCCAAATTTCGTGTTGAAAGTGAATATCACAATACATGTGAAATCACTTTAGAAAAAAATCGTAATGATTTATTTGATGGCAACCAGACTAACAAAGACTGGGAGAAGGTTTTAGAATTTTTGCATGACCATAAATTCAAGCCGAAATATATTAACGGGGTCCACCAATCAGGTCATCATATCCACTACGATATAAGCCACTTATCCCCCGTTCAAATAGCTAATATCTATACTTCTTTCTATCAGTATCAGGAAATTATTTTATTAGCCTGTGGTCAATCAAGATATGAAAACCATGACTATGTAAACAAGCTAACTAAAACCCAAGCCGAAAAGGTTTACGCATTTGCTAAGGCGTGGCAAGATGGGAGAATAACCCGTGAAGGTTTTTTAAATTCTATCAGTGGTCATACTTGGAAATTTTATATTTTATCAACAAATCGTATAAAAGATTTTGGGACCCTAGAGGCTAGATTTTTTGGACTGCCATTAATCTATGATTCAACAGATTCTAAAAAAGAATCCATCAACAGATTTATTTTTAATGGTGAGTTTTTTAAAAATCTTTGTGAGTATTTTGCAAGATTCAAAAGACTTCAAAAAGTAACTGAAGACTTACCACAGCAAAGGCTAACAACTAGACACCTTGAAAATATAGAACTTGAATACTCAAAGAAAAATAGATTTTCACCAAAACAAAAAAAAGGTTTTAAATTTTCTTTTAATACAATTTTTAGAAATGCATGTGAATCTGAAAGACTTTATAACCACATGAAAAAACGAGTCTTAAAAGTGATTAGTTACCGAAACGATTTAAACCACTGCTCATGGTATGACAAGGAAACTATTAAAGAAATCATAGAGAATCATAAATGGTAACCATGAGAGCAACAGAAAAGCCCCATTAAGGGGCTTGATGTTGGGAATGATACTAAACCATTAAAATAAAAAAAGTTTTGTAATATGCCATAATACGCAACAATATCGGTGAATACAATTACTACAGTAAATCGGCTTCCCTAATTATTTTTGTCATCAATTATCTTTACTATACAACTAAGGGGTATGGTTATACAGTTTCCAAAGCTATCTATCTCTAATCTGTCCCCACTAGCGAAGTCTGAGGCTAAAGTTATGCTTTCTTCGTTCTCATCTACTACATAGCCTGTGCTAATACATAGGGCGAGTTTTTGTTTATCAATATCTTCTATAGTTTTCCAGTCAGTCGAGGATTGGGCATCTAACCAATGGACGCAGACATGTCGGTATTTGATTCTCATATATAAAAAAATTATAACACAATTAATTATGTCAATGATAGTCCACACAAAAATTTTGAAACGCAAAGCGTTATGCTATAATAAACACATGCCGACATACACAACTGTTGAAAATGTTTATGATTTGTACCCAAGAGTAGGTAGTCTATCGACAATTACTTCTTCTCAAATAGCTTTCTATATTGACCAAGCCGAGAATGAAGTTAACGGACATTTAGTCAATGGCTATACCCTACCATTTAGTTCGACACCTCCGATAATAAGGACCTTATCGACAGAATATTCACTTGTAAAAATTTTGCAGCGATTCTTTACTCAAGAAGTGGGTTCGGACAACGCTTATGTCGCACAAAGACTAGATGCCGTTAAAGAATATCTAACACAAATAAATTCAGGAGATATTGGATTATACAATTCATCTTTGGAGCTTATTCCGTATAATGCAGGTGATACTATATTTAGCAATACAATGAACTTCAACCCAACATTTACAATGTTAGATGAGAGCTTACAGCAAATAGATAGTGATAGATTAGATGATGAGCTAGATGCTGTGGACCAAGAAGACTATAATCCAGCTTTATATTAATGGCAGTATTTAGAGCAGGTATATTTAAGCAAAGAACCTACAATCAAATAGGTGTATATCTTAACAAAATTAAAAAATCATTATCGCCAAGACAACAAAAAAATAGCAATACTAAAATTTTAGAGTTTGCTTTGAGTGAAATTCGTAATAATTTTAAACTTGAAAAACAAGGTAATGGTAGCCCATTTGCCCCAATACAAGGTGGTGGACTCAGAAGGGATAAAAATGGTAAGATATACCGAGGGTATGCAGATTGGAAAGAAAGGGCAATAAGAACAGGTCAAAATATTGGAGGGCGAAGGGCAAAAGGTCCAAATAAAATAATGACACTTACTAGAGCAGCAAGAAATACACCAAGAGCTGGAAGTAGTAATTTAAGTTTTAGAACTTCTGTAACACAAAACAGCATAGAAGTAGAATCAATAGTATCAAGAAAAGGTGTACAATATGGTAAAATACAAACATTGAATGGTCGAGATTTTATGCCATCAGTAAAAAAAGTTAGAGAGTTTGCTATAGAAATTTATAACGATAGGTTAAAAAAAATAAAAAATAGATAATGGCAATAATAGATTATTTAGGAATTGAAAATGAAATCAAAAGTATTCTTGACAATGACTCAAGGTCTAATTCATTTGGTGGGCGAACTACAACTATAGAAGTAGAGTCAGAGTTTATTTTAAATGAAGTAAAATGCCCATATATAGCTATATTTCTTGATTCATACGATACTTTAGAAGATACAGAAACTATTGGAGGAGCTACTCCATATCTTACAAGTTTATCTATTCAAGTATGGTGTTATGATTTTAGTTTAGAAAACTTACCAGGAGCTACGGCTAGAGATACAATGTTAGGAAAAGTTAAAGAAGTTTTAAAAGAAAAAAAGACACTAAACAATAAAGTTTTATATTATAAGTTTGGGTCAGGCGAGTTTGATAATCAAAAAAATACTGCTGGACTTGGCTTTTTTAAAGGTGTATCATTAACATTAGACTGCGAGGTCAAAGAATAATGAAAATAGAATTTTTAGTTTCAGATTTAGAAATCCCGAGATATGGTATTGCTGAAAAAGGTAAACAGATTGATGTTCCTGATAATGTAGGAGAAGATTTAATCGCTGAAGGTATTGCAAAAGAAGCAAAAACAGGGAATACTAAAGAAGAAAAGGAGAGTAAAGAATAATGGGTTACGGAATCGGTGGCTACTTAGCAATATCTAAACAAAATTCAGTAGGAACAGCAACATCTGCTTTTGATTATGTGCCGTTTGTATCTGAATCTTTAACAGAAAACATAGAACAATT